ATACGGTGAGACTGTAGTTGTATACGCGTGTCGATTGTCAGCGACAACACCAGTGTAACATGGATCGGCAAAAACCATAACCTTACCATATAACCACGATGAAGCTGACATTCGACATGTTAACCGCACACCACCTCGAAACATACGAAAGTCTTTTATTTTCTCCTGTATATAACGTTGAGAAAATAAAACACTTGGAAAATCAAAAGTTGCAATAACTGTTCCAGGACCAGACACAGTTGACCAAGTCACTTGCCCTATTGGATATTCACGCAACATAGTATTACTTAAATCAAAAGTTTCCATATTAACAGAAGTCATGGAAGACTGAATTGTTGTGCTATTTGCAGATGAGGCTTTAAATTGATTCGCATCATCGTAATTACCAAGTTGCACTTCTTGGGTCGTTGTGGAATCCACAACTCTTCGATCCATCAAACCATGTGAATCGTTAACATTCTGATATTCGCCTAGAGAATTTACTGTGTGTATTATTATAACCCACCGGATATATGTACAAAAATATGATATAATATTGATACTATTTACAAAACAGAATACGTTGATTTACTCAATGTAGGTTTCAAATTTCTTTGGGTTTGGCCCATATTTGAAATCTTTATATTGTTGATATGTATACAACGCATTGTTACAAATTAGAGCATCGTAATGATCAGGGTGATGAGTTTGAATATACTCACCCAATTGTCGGGTAACGGCCGTAAAAACGGCAGGACTGTGATGAGACAATTCGACATACACCGACTGTATGGTGTTACGGAGAACTAAAATTTCATCAGCTCTAGACTTCTTCCAACAAACTGCATTCTTTATAACTTCGAGGTCCAAAGGAGCACGCATATAACCATCTTCACCAAGAACAAATTTCCGCCCAATAAACGACACCGTCTCTATTGTGTCATGGCCTAAGAATTCTTTCTTGGAACTGTGGGTATATTCGACACCAAATTTCTCAAAAAGTATTTTTGCAATGTCTGGTATACTCACGGTCCCTCGGGGGCACGTTACACCAATAAGATTATCATCACCATAGGTTTTAATAACGAATTGATCAGCCCTGAAACCTAATCCTGCACGCAACGTTTCATAAATCATCGCACTATTACAAAAGGAGTTGTAATCTGACGTTCCTTGATGCCCTGAGGGGCAACCTCCCTGAAGATCGATGACTTTATCCTCGAATTGAACTCGAGCCTCCCAAATATAATCCATGATACGGTGTCGAATGTCTGAATACTCATCATCGTACCAATTATTAACATGTTGAAGGTAAATAAGACCTGCATCTTTAGGAACCTTACCATCCCAATTGGCAAAATCACCAGCCAATATGGTATCACAGCGTCTAAAGGGATGAATCATTTTCTGCCACTCAGCAGAATGGGGATTCAACCCAACAGCAACAGGTTTGTCGACGCATAAACTGTGTACCCATGTGGAATGCATACCAAAATAAATTCTCTGAACAATAATAAGCACTAAGGGTGCCACACAAAATGCCCTAACTTTCCCTGCTTTAACTTTCTCGGGAAGTCGCAATTCATCTTTACCCGAAACAGCAAAACGTATCTCATAATGCTCACCACTTTCCAAACATCTTAGAAATTCATCTAAAGATGCTTCGAACTCAGGAGTCATGTATATGAGACCGTCATCCTGGCTCCGATATAGATGAGGACTTTTCCCAGAAGTGCTAGATTTATTAAGCGGTATTCCGGGTGACGTGCCCATATTTATACCTTTAAAATACAATTCGGGTATGCCATTAAGAGCTTCTTGTTTGGTTAAAAGTCGCTTGAGAACATAAGTTGTACCCTTTACATTTTTCTCCCTGGGAGCAGCATACAGCCGATCAAACCATTCTACAATTTCATCACGCAGCGTAAAATTGCATTTGTAATGAGTTTGTCCAAACTTAGCTAACCCTTTCAATATGGGGTCAAATTCTTCAGGTGTGCCTCTGTTCTTAATACGCATGTCTACAGGTATCTTGTAGTGATCTTTAACAAAACCATGGAGCATAGATGCAACTATTTTGGATTTGCGCGCCACGACCACATTCTGGTACCTTTTATCTTGGTTTAAACTATACCGCATCGGGAACGTTGGGCACGATTCAACCGATACGGATGGTGCCATAGCGTTAACAATACTCATAACAAGGTTATAATCCATTGGTAAACCAAGTTTTATGCCTTTATCAAGACTTCTACCAGTGCAAGAACCAACGTGCATACCGAGAGCGGTGACGCCGCCAGAGCTATTCCTAACGGCTATTAAACCACCAGAAAACCCCTTACTAGTCTCGCCATAATACGTTATTGGTTGCTCCAATAAAAAGACTTCTCTTCCAACGAGATATTCCAATTTGGGTATAGCGTTGGCTAAAGTCCCGGCTATTGTTGACACTGTTCCGTCGCTCATAGGCACAACGACGTTAATGCGCACACCTTCTACCAGTGGTTGACTTTTCTCAACAAAGTACTTTAATGAACTTGGAGGAGTTGGTATATCACCAGGCAACTTGAAAGATACTAAATCCATATTTGGTATAGTACCAATCTCAGTAGGTAAATCAAACGTATAGGATTTAACACCTTTGTGCATAGTTGTGATTTTAATTCGGATCTTGGTCAATGGTTTTACAGCCAAAGCATAAAAGAAATGCGCTGGTATTACCACTACACCTTTATCCAAGTGAAATCCAACAGCTTCTTCGGCGTACGTTACTGTACCACTATTGTCAAGCACTTCACCCTCGATGTAGAAACAGCAATTGGCAACTGTAGTTCCTAATTGGGTGTAATACGAAACTTTAGACTCCAGATGAACGCCCATCCAACGATGAACCTCAACACGAATATCCCTCCTATTGGCCAGGTAATCATTTTGCTCATATTTCCATTCCCTGTACGCTTCCCTATCTTCATACGAATATTCGGGAATTTGCCACGAAGAGAAAGAATTTGGTTTAAGAACATATTCTTCTTTATTCTTTGGGAATATCCAGTCATACGCAAAATAACCAGCAACAGACAAAGTTATAGTCGCAAGACTCAAAGTTACTGCTATGAGTGTGGATGTATCATATAAGCCACTAAAAGTTGGGTCATCATCATCAAAACTTTGTATGCACATAGGAATGCGATACTTAGATGCGGTTGCTAAAAATTCAGCGTACCAACCCTCAATAGTTTTATATGTTGGGCACAATTTAACTAATGTTTGGATTGCTGACTGACTAAAAGCTATAGTTTCGTCTAAATAATAATGAACTCTATCCACTGTGGCTGACGTTAAGTTGATAACCTTTGCACTTAACGTTGGTATATCGTTGAACAATTCAAGATTCTGCTCTGACTTATACGTAACACTTGATGCATTCGATTCGGATGAAGCATGATCGACATCGTCGCGTATTAATTCATCCTCATTTGGGGGGGTTGATTTGCGATTCAGATTGTCAAGTATACTTTGCAACCGATTTCGTAACTCATCTGAATTGTAAGTTAAAATGTTGTTATCTTGTATTTTGATGAAACGTTCCTCTATCTCTTTTTCACACTGTAGCGCTAAAGCAACAATAGTCATAAGAGGAACTGTTTTTCCCACAAGAGATGGAAAACAAACGCATTTATCGATTCTAAACAACAACTCGTGAGTTTTCACAGTAACATCAACTTTCTCATCCCTATGTATAACAATATCAAAACGCCTCTTAATCGCCTCCGGATCAACAACACCAACGTCATTCAACGTGGCATTTTCAAACCCATTAACGAAGTAATTTGACGTAATCAACATATACTCTGAAACAAAATAAGTGTTACCTTTAGATTCTATATCAGGCATAGGTAAATTCATGGGAACGGTGTTCTTCATACTAATGAAATTAGTGCACGTTCTGGATCTGATTTCAGGCATAGTACACTGTAAAAATTCATCATAAATAAAGAATTCTTGTCCAACGTAATTTGTAAAAAACACGTCGGTCCCTCGTTCCATATAAGTATACCTATGTTCACGATTCGGATCCAATCCTTTAGCTTTCGTTAAAGCATCCACAAGAAAATTCAAACTAGTTGATTTTCCTGATCCGGGTGCTCCGAATAAGCCAATAACAACTGGTTCTTTGCGAACGCATAATCCTGTTGAACAAGCTTTAGCTTTTGCAAACATACTTTCCATCGACTTGAACACTTCATTGTAACGTTTAATTATGTGATTGGGCACAACCGCGAACAATTCACTCTGATAAATAGCATTCATCCTGTGATACACATATATAACATCCTGACAAAGTTGTTTATCAATGGACATCTGGGTTTTAACATCCAAAAACTTCTCGTGTAAGACTGATATTGCTTTCATTTCATTGATGAGTAAATTCACATCACCATTGATGGGATCAAACCCAAATAAAAATAAGCAAACACTGGAAAAAATCCATTTACAAACTTCAATGGCTGACACTGAAAATTGTAATGCATTCTTACACGTTGTAGTTAACGCATTCAATAGCTGTAGATCTTTAACATTAATACCATTAGTGATACAATGAAAGTAACTGCCAATAGTAGTGTAAATGTTTTTAAGATCAAAACTTGAATTTGCGGTAATAGCTGAGGGATCAACTGACTTCTTAGCAACTAATTTCTCAAGCAATTTCTGATCGTAACCCTTATCTAGGCAACTCTCATACCATTTCTTGAATATAGTTGGTAATGTATACGATCTTTCATTAAAATCTACAGTGAATAAATCTCCTTTAGAATGAGTCTCAAATTTGAGCCTTTCTGCTTCTAAAATTTGTTGAGCTTGTTCTTCTGTCAAAGATTTGTCATGGATTTTAGATTTAATGAAGGAATACAAGGTTTTGTCTATAAGTATTTCTTTGTCGTCAACATCAGCGTAACCAAATACACCCTGGGTCACAAGATTTCCAATAACAAAAGTGGCATTCTTAAAAACCTCGATATGTGTTATTGCTAGGTTGGATAATTCCGACATAGCTCCAGTGTAGTTACCAACTGAAGTGAAGTAAATACCTGTACAAATACTCTTGATATCAACTAATACCAATTTAATTTGTGGATGCACATTGATGTTTGGATCAGTCAATAAACCCTTAATCAAATTATTGACAACATCGTCAATGGTTTGTATTGATTTCATAACTTTTGTGGTCTTGACAACATCATTCTTGACATCTTCAACAACGTCATCTATTTTGTCATGAAAACTCTTAGCCAAATCAACGAGATCGTCGATGCGCTCAACGACATTTGATATGCGTTTAGTCGCGTGGTTAGCATCTTTGGATACTTCATTAACCCACTGAGTAAATTCACCATATTTCTCTTTTAATACGTTAGCCACAATTAGTAATGCCACGACGGTGAGTAATACAGCAAAACCAACAAACAATTGATAGAGAGAATAATTAACGCCCATATCAATTGGGTTTGATTCAACTTGCATAATAAATTTGCCCGTCGCATGATCAATATGATTCGCATATACGTAATCACATATGTACTCATGATCATAACCGGCCAAATACAGCTGTTGAATCTGAGGGTGATTGAGAGCCATTTTAAACAACTGCACATCATGAGCTCGTTTAGCTTCTCTTTCAGCAACAGTCAACTCTAAATAGCGAATGTAATCTGACGAGTAGTTTAGTATCTTATCTTTCAAAGATTTTAACTGTCTACGCATTAGATCATAAAATTTCGAATAATTGTGAATCCTATACGTGAGTATATTTGGATTTAAGTATGGTAAAAACCACGCATACTCTCTACCAACATCATCACGTAGATCACAAGGCATCTTATGCTCCAAATTCAACATGATCATACCTCGATGATGTCCATCTTTAATCATACTTCTAATTATCTGTCGAACACGACTAAGAGGTAATTGCTTATTCTTAGCGTCAAGTGACTCAACTAGGAAATATAATTTATTAAATGATGTACTTTCTTCGAAGCAATCATCATCGGGGAACTTATTCATCTTGACTTGGGATGTAGGATTATATTGATAATGCTTGATAGGCACTGTTAAAGGATGTTCAATATATACATCCTGTGTTTTACCATATACTGCAAACAATATGCTTTGCAATTCATAAATATCATGATCTGTCAAATTATGAACGCGCATTAAGTAACTTTTCAAAAACTTAACATCGCGTTTAACCTCAACAGATTGTTTTGCCTCCTCAGGAGTACTATAAACTGGTTCATGGTTAATGAATTTACTTAAAAGCATAGGAATCTGTGCGTATGTGACTTGAGCTAACCATATAGGTAGAGTGTGATTTTCGAATGTAGAGGTATTGTACAATTGAACTTTTTGGTGGAACCATTTCGATTTATTATTTACATGTTTGTCCACAAAACTGTTACATTGTTCCAAATCTCTAATGTTTACTGAAGGAGTTCGGGAGCTTTGTCTCTCGATACTCTTGGTGTTGTTCCGGGCACTACGTTTATCTTTACTTCGCATTCCGTCTAGTTAATTGGAATGGGAAACAAATATTCAAATATGAATATAAACGTCGAATCTGACTATTTAATTATAACTCAAACAAGTGGATAAATAGTTTGCTAAAACAAGCTGAAATTCGATTTGCTTAAACAAGCTGAGGAGAGGGTTCGTAATCACGGGCGGGCGCTCTAGCTGCTTTCGTTGGCTCTACGGAAACTTCGGGTATATTGTGTTAATCTAACAATATACCCGAAGTTTCCGTAGAGCCAACGAAAGCAGCTAGAGCG